AAAAAGTTATTTTCATCGCAAAGCCTCCATTCTGCAAGTAGTATTTTCAGTTATATTTTATAATTCTACAAAACGAAGGGAAAATCCTTTTTATGGGGGAAATTAGTGGTATGAGAAAAAAAGCAGACTCTGAATTTTTACTCAAAAGCTGCTTAGTCAATACTTTTCAACAATCTAAGTCCATAAGTTCCTTATATGCATCTAAAACCTCTTTTGGTGCATTTTCGTCTATTTCCCCATGTTCCTTTTCGTAATGAGATAAAATATCTACTAATTCACGAATTCTAGGAGTCATTTTTATCTGCATTTCTTGTCCCTCCTGCTGATTTCATCTATATTATATTCTCTAGAAATCAATTTATCTACACCGGTTGCTTAAATTCAGGCACCACAATAGTCTTTAGAGCCTTGACGTCATTCTTGCTGTCGGTTTTCGCGTCCGTTCACCGCGCAGCACACAATTCCGTCACCGGGCCAACAATACATTTAGCGTCAACCCAACAGATTACCTAAAAAATACGAAAAAGAGATCCCGAGCCTGGGACTTACATAGGGACAAATTGTCCTCAGGTAGCAATGCCAACTCAAAACGGTAAAAATCGTCGCACCTTAGTCGCAAAAACAAAAAGAACCGCATTCTCATGCGGTTCCTAAGTTTTAAATTTGGTCGGGGCGGCGAGATTCGAACTCACGGCCTCTTGTACCCGAATAACGCAAAAATGCTGTTTAACACTATCAACTAATGCTCTACATCCCTTATTTTACGGCGTTTATGGACATTTCGACACCATACCAAGAACTAGCTAATATTAGCCCAAAAGCATCAAATTAAGTGCTTTTGTTGACAGATTGTTGACAGCTTTTTCAGTTAATGGTTTGGATAATTATAAAATACCCCTAACGCTTAGCCCTCCCACGTAAAGTAACCTGGAACAGTACCGCCCTCGCGCATATCCACATGCACAAAGCCGCCGTCAACGTAGGTGCCAACGCCATCAAAAATTTGCTTGCAAATGTTGGCCAGCTCGCGCACGCCCATGCCGTCTACATAGATATCTGCAGCAGTGCCTTTGACGTGCTGGCTATTCCAGACACCGCCCACAGCGCGATTATGGTCCAGACAGCGGTAACCACTGCTAATGTTAATCGGTCTGCCGATGCGCAGGCGCAGACGCTCTAAACCTAACAACAGCGCCATGCTGATGCCGGTAACCGGTAACGTACCGCAGCAACGGCATGCAAATTCAGACTCAGCAAAATGTTCAGTTAACATAGTAATCAGCCCTTTCTTTTTTTGATGATGGCTGCCAGCTCGCCAACAGCCTCAATCCCTGCATCCGAGAGGTTCTCACAGATGCTCAGTAGCTCGGTGATTACGAGATAGCCCGCCACTAAAGGAACAGCCCATACAGGCTGATGCAGCGTAATCATGGCCAAGTCTACCAGCACAGCGGCAAGCACGCAGAGGATATACACGATGACCTTCCCGACAAAGCGATGCTTCATGACCTCGCTAGAGATAAGCCCTTCCGCGCGCGCTGCCTCAATGCCGCCGATAATCTGCATTACAGTCGGAGTTTGCCCCATGCCCTGCAGGCGCTTGTAGCTCAAAGACATCCAGCGGGTAAAGCAGTCCAAAAATACCAGCGCGGTAAAAACCATGAACAGTACTGCGTGCTTGTGCAGCAGAACCGCAAGGATTGCCCCTATCACCGATTTGTAGGTAAAACCATGAGTCAAAGTGTGTGCCGCATTATATACGGCGTATCTTAAAGCTAAAAAATCCATTTCTCAACCTCCTATAATTCCATGCAAACAGCTCTTACTTCATCCGCCATGCCTGCAGCTTCAACCTGCGCCTTAGCAGTTCTGTACGCAACGTGCAAAGCATTGGAGCGTACTGCGACCGCTGCTACAATAGCGCGCAGGTCTGCAGCAGTTACCACAGCATCCTCATTGTCAGCCGTGGTCCAACTGATTTTAGCTCCCCCGCCCTGTACGTCAAGGGCAATGATAGCAGCGTTAATTCTGTCACGAGCTTTTTCGTCATAGTCGTAGCTGTTGCCGTTATAGGCAATAGGCTCGACCTCTGCGGTATCACGCTCTGCTTTAAGCTCCATGATTTTTTGAGCACGCACGTTTTCTATTGGCTCTTCGGTGTGGATGACTGTTACCCCCAATTCCTGCAAGGTATCGTCGCTGATAGACAATGGGATGAAAATACAGTTTTTAGCTAAGGCTTTGGATAGCTCGTATAAGGTTGGATAGGTCTGTTTGTTGTATGTGTATGTTGTAATCATGATAAATCACCTAAATCTAAATCAAGCGCGTTTATATTTATATATGCATAGCCAGTATCATAAAGTTTAAAAACAATGCCGTCCAAAAGCATATATTTCGTCATTGTTGCTTTATTAACATAAAGATACGTTATTCCATTAATTTTAAGCGCGCAATTGTCGTCGAAACACATTACGGCAATTTTAAAATGCACAACACTTTGATTAGAATCCGCCTGCTTTAACAATTCCGACAAATCAATTGTCAGAACAGTTGCCGAAGTCGTTGCAAGTGAAAATGACGTGGTAGGTTTACAAGTCCCATCATTCGGGGTGCTCATCACATATTTCTCCACGCCGCCAAAAACAACATCGCCAAACGTCTGCGCCGCTGTCCACGTGTTTGCTGTGTCTGTGCTTACACCGCCACCGCCAACATCAACGCTGACGTTACCGCTTGTGTCGGGACGTGTGCCGTTAACCGATTTTACAACCACGCTATCATCAGCTTTCAACGCCAACATAGCCTTGATTTTGCCATAAAAATATTTTAAACCGTCTAAGTCTACCAATTTAGCCATTTTACACATCACCTCCGTAGCCTAATAATATAAAACCATTAACACCATTTGTGCCGCCTGCCTTGCCGACCGTCAGCGTGTAGGTATGCCCTGTGGTAACGCTGACATACTGACTGTCATAGCCGCCCGAGCCGCCATATTGACCGCCGCCGCCATAACTGCCGTACGATTTTGTAAACGATACCGCAAAGCCGTTAGTCATGCTGTTGCCGCTGGAATTGTAACCGTTAGGGGTACCGCCCGCGCCCTTTTTATATCCTACACCGCCGCCCTTTCCGCCTGTAGCCGTAACGCCAAAAGCCATACTATCGCCGCCGTTGCCGCCGTTAGCTCTGGTTGAGCCTTTGCCAGCTCCACCGCCGCATACAGCTACTCTCACACGAGATACGCCATCGGGGACAGTAAACGTGTAGCTACCTGCTTTCGTCCAGCTCTGCTCCGTGTATGGTACGCTGACAGCCGCTGTGTGCTGTGTAGCAATGGCATACGTCACGCCGCCTATGCTGACACGTCCTGCTGTGGCGTTACTGTCGGTAACATCTTTTAAAGCAACATAGCCGTTACCTACACGCAACGCCTTGTCACCTGCTTCAGCGGCTGTGCTATAGATGTTGCATCCTACCGCCGTACCGCCTGTTTTTTGGATGTATAGTTTAGCCATATCGTCACCCTATCCATATCTTGCCGCCGGGAATATTAAGCGTACCTGTAACAGTAAGTGTTTCCGCCGTGGTTGCGCCCGTCAGCTTTGTGTTGGCCGTGGACGGTATTACAGGCTTGTTCTGCAGGTCGTTGTAACTACCGCTCGTAGCGACGCTTGCTAAATCACCTGTCGCAACCGCTCCAAGGTTAGCTCTTGCCTGTGCCGCCGTTGTTGCACCTGTGCCGCCCTGCGCAATGCTTACAACGCCGTCGCTTGGGATTGTGCCTGTGCCTGCTAAGGCAAGGGCATTGTCAATCTCGCTGTTGGTTGCTATCTCGCCTTTTTGCATCAAGCCTACGACCTTGTTGCCGTCGGGTCCGGTAGCCTTTGTTCCCTCTGCCAAATTATCGGCAGTGACGGTATCACTGGTAAGGTCTATCAACGTGTTACCGCCGTATATAACTTTATTCACTGCCATTTTCTACTCCTTAGCCTATGGTAACAGTCTTGCCGCCTTGAGCATTGTCGCTCTCATTATACGGGATTGCGTTGACAGTAACCTGCGATAAATAGTTAAAACCTTGTGTGCTATCCGGCAATACAGTCTGCGCTGTTGTCTTAGGGGTAACTGTTTTAGATTGAGCTTTAACATCCTCTGCGCCACTCATACTGCCTGTTACGCCTAAAATGCTTACACCTGCTCTAATGTTTGTAGCAATGATTTTAGCCTGTTCTGTCGCGCTGATTTTAACCTTGCCTGCGCCGTCATGATAGCCAATAGGCACAGTGTATTCGTCAGCTTTCTTGCTGATTTCGCCGCTAACAGCGCCATTGTTTTTCATCTCGCCTGTGATTTTAACTTTGTTGACGTATGCGGTCTTCCCGCTCAAAATTTCGGCGCTGGCCGCCGTTGCATCGGAGGTATCAGCGTTGTATGTGCATGCGCCTGTAATAATAGCACCGCTCTTATCGTGGGCGGTAACACCTTTTAAAATTTTGTCAGCAGTAACGGTATCGGCGGTCAGATCAATTAATGTCTTGCCACCGTAAACAACCTTAGAAATGTTTTTATTCGCCATAAATTTCGACCTCACTTCCTATATATGCTGTAATTCCGTCCGATAAATTCGATGTTTCAAAATACGGAATTTTTTCGACGATGATGTTTTTTACTAATTGTTTATTTGCTGTCGGCAGCGTCTGTACCTCATGCGCCTCAGAATGTACGGTGTATTCGCCGTCATAGATTTCCGCTCCGATAACGCTTCGGGCGGACAACGTGCCGTATAATTTTTCCATCAGTATGTCACCTCTTCAAGGACAAGGAATTCGTGCGGCGGAATAATGGTATCAACGTACCCATCTGCACGTTTGAACTCTATATCGTAGATATACGCCCCAAATGTTAAGCCTTCGGTGTCCGACGGATTGATGGTTAATTCACCGCCCGTGATAATCTTCTGCAGTACGATGTTTGGATTTCTAACAGTCTTGCGTACTGTAAAAGTTAAAACATCATCATCGTTTAACGCAACTTCTTTGCCATTCATGTCGGTAACAGTGATGCTAAATTGTCCACTGTCGCCTCGGATTAAGCTGATGTTATTATCATTCACTCGGAACACTCTCGTCACCTCCCAAAGTTATGGCGTTCACCTCGTCAACACTCTTGCATGCATCTACTTCAGCCTGTTTCGCCCATCCTGCTTGCTTGCAGCTGCCTATATGCATCGACAAATCAGCCATCCACTGTAATACCTGGCTGGCGTTTAGATATTGAATTGTCTTTTCTTCTTCTCCGTCTTTATAGCCACGCACGGGGCAGCCGTTAGGATACTTTGCAGCCAAAAGCGGCGTGCTGACGTTGAGGGTTATACCTTGCATGGTCAGCTGCGTTTCCTTGTCGCTGTCATAGCGTACAGACTCACCGCTGGCACTGCTGACAAAGCCGCCTGTAATGTTGCTTGCCGTCCACCTGCTAACCTCTGACAGCTTGCGCTGCTTTGCATATTTCAGCGGCTCTACATCGGTATACTGCTCCCACAGGCTACTCCATGGATAATATATGCGCTCGTTTTCTCTTGTCGGGCTGTCTGCGTTGACAATGTTTATTATTTTGTTGTTTTGGTCGACTACGCAAATCATTTATAACGCCCCCAGTTGCTTGATTAAGATAGTGCCATTTTCGCCGTCTGCAGCGGCAGCATATCTTCTAGTCCATTCTAGCTTTCCCGCTTTACCCCCGTTAGCACTAACAGTGCCACTATTTGTTATGCTATTGCTTATAATATTAATTGTTCCTCCACCTCCACCTCCACCGGGAACAGTATTGTAGTCGGAGCCATCTTGACCATTGCCGCCTTCGGCAGAAATCTTGCTCCCTTCTAACAAGGCTACCTCGGGGCCTATAATCGATATACCAAATCCGCCGCCACCACCTCCACCAGAAGTGTATCCAGCCATAACACAAGTACCACCACCGCCGCCTCCACCATTGCCGCCATAAGCAACGCCCACGCGTTCATGTGAGGCTCCACCTGCAGTGACTTGACTATTTCTGTTAGCACCACCTGCGCCACCATAGCCACCACCTGTACCATCTTGTCCTACAGTAGCTTTCCTTTCCTCGTTACTATCTTCGTTGTCAGTAATCCAACCACCATCGCCACCCAGCGCACCGCCTGCGCCGCCTTTGCCATTTGCGCCAGGACTACCGCTGCCGTTGATAGTCCCTGCAATAACCACGCTGCCAATAGACTTAATGACAAGCTGTTTGTTTACGCTTACAGTGATTCCCTCTTTGATGTATACGCTTTTATAATTTTTGATGCTACCAATAGTGCAATCTGCTTCCGGAATAAAATCACCATCCGAGCCATCGCCTCTGTCAGTGTACCAGCTTGGGTATTTGTTGGACTGCACCGCCGCCAACGTGCCCATGCCTGTGTAACTAATCTGCACAATCTTGCCAGCATCAACGGCAGAAAACTCTATCAGCCCTGTGTTCCAATTATCGTTGCCGTCTGCTTTGGTTGCATAATCGGGGCGGAACTCCCCCGCTGCAGGAGTTGCCGCAACCTCGGTCAATGCTGATGCAGTGACTGCACCTGTTGAGCTGTCTACCCATACTGCTCGGATGTTGCTCGGGTCCTGCTTCTCGGGAACCTCGTTCAACCTTATAACATAGGGCGATACACTTGGAATGATATGCGTTTCCGTCAAATTGATGTAGGTTGTTGTTCCTCCGTCACCTACAAACGGATTGATTCTAATATTACTAGGTTCACTCATTTGCTCGCCGCCTTTCCTGTTTTGTTTGTTGCCTGCTGAAGCAATTCATTGTTACGTGCATTGCGCTCTATATCCAGCAAATACTTGCTGATGGGAGGTGTCGGAGGCTCTCCAAGCTCCATATCACACGTAATGCCCTTATCACCGCTGACAGTATATTTCAGCTTGGTGATTGGATATTTACGAGCCTTGCCGTCTGTGTCTGTAATCAATGCCTGACCATCTACGGACAGCCTACGTACCCAGAACACACCATCAGGCTTCGGGTAGTTAAGCTCTACACCGCCCACCTTAGCGGACAGCTTAGGCTCTTTCACCTTGTCAAGCTCTGACTGTCCCCAACGTTCTGCGTCCGCTGCTGTGTATGCTGTTGGTAACGTCCACACCGCTTCAGACACGCCGTATTGCTCTTGGCTCTGCTTATCCTCTACTGTTGCAAGCCAGCTTTCGCCCGCTTCATCCACGCTTGCACCCTTAATACGAGCATAATTTACAATCTTGCTTATATCTTGGCTAGGCAGGAAGCTGTTCAAATGCGCACCTACCCAAAAGCGGGCCTCTTCGTTAATTTCATCAGTGCGTGGCTTGAAGTAAAATTCGTGGTATTCATCTACGCCGTAAACAAAATCAGTTGCAAATTCGGAAAGCTGCTCTAAGGCTTCCTTTGCGCTCACACCATCGAAAACAATCTTGCTTATGCGGTAACCGACATTGTAAATCTTGCTGCCGTTAAACACGATGCCTGTTTTTCGCTCAACGAGCCTGCAAATCTCTCTTACAATATCAGCTATTTCCCTGTTAGTGTATTCGGCAAATATCAGCACCTTGCTAAGCTTATCAAAAAAACCGTAGCAAGTGATTTTAAAATCTGTAGCAGTGCCGCCGCTGTCAGGACGTGTCAAAACTTGCCCACTGTACCAGGGACGCTTATCGCCGAACAAATAAATATCTACACGTTGGCCATACATGATTTCCGTAAACGCAGGGAACTGCTTAAACGTAATCGTGCAGCTTCCGCAGCCATTCTTTGCAAGCTCAAACTGCAGCTGCGAGAACGGATTATTTTCTGTGCCGTTGGAAAATATGGCGGTCTTTGTGCCGTCCCTGTTGAAAAATATAACTTGAACAGCATCAGGGATATACGTGATACTGCCTGCAGTTCCGCCTCCGCCTGTTCCACCGCCACCTGTGCCGCCTCCGCTTGTGGTTTTCTTTTTGCTTCCTGCCCCCCACACAAACGGGCCGTATAAGCATGATCCGAAAATAATGTTGCTCATGCTAACCACCTATTACGCCATTTGATAACCACCTTGCCCTCGCTGCCTTTAATCTCATAGGTATTCGTCCCAGGCTTTGCAGTCAAAAAATGGCCACTGAAAGCATTGATAGCATTGTTTGCATCACGCCGCACTGTTCCTGCTTTTGTGTCTATGGTCAGCACTGCAGGTGCGGTCAGCAATGTGTCAGCTACACGCATCACCCTGCCTGTATCGGTATGGTTTATGGTAACATCTGCCATTGTTTTTACAGGAATCAGCTCCACAATCAGCGGCACATCTGCGGAACCTGCATTGACAACGTTAATTGTAGTGCTTTCACCGCCAACATCAGCACTCGCCTGATTCTCGTCGTCTGCATACCTAAACGGGTCGGCCAGCAATAATGTAATATCAACATCAGCTCTTAACCCTTGATAGCCTTTAATCCATTTTGCTTTGCTGGCTGACATACAGGACACATTATAATAGCCATTGCCTACGGACAAGGTATAATTCTGCTGGTAAAACAGCCTTAGCAATTCATTCAGCTTAGCATCATAATCAGCTTGATTCGTGCCACTGATTAAAAAGCCTAGCTTAATCTTTTTGCCGTCTATATAGCCGTCGCCTGTAATGGTAGAGCCGTGACTGTATCCACGTTTTGATGCTGTTGCTCTTACTGTCAAATCAGCACATGATTCCAGGCTATACCTGTACGGGAGCTGCTGGCCATTGATAATAAGCGGATAAGTCACCTTATCGTTATATTTTGCTCGCATAAAATCACCCCCGCATACCCATTGCAAGTGTATATTCAAAATCTGCCATCAATCCGTCATAGTCAGTGCCATTGTTAATGTCGCCGTAATTATTAAATTCAACCACAGTCCCAGCACCGCCACCGCCGCCAATGCTTACTGCTCCACCTACTGCATAGCCATTGTTCAAAGCATTCAGCAAGGGCAGTCCTAGCCTGCGTACTGCCTTAGCATTGATAACATACTCGCCATTGCTAAGCATTGCAGGTATGCTATCGCTTGTGCTCGTCCCTGCACCAAACACAGGGCCACCATTCGCCTTCTGCATGATGTTGCCTGCCGTGATACTGCCCAAGCCAGCCGCTGTCATTGCCGCTGTCGCCGCTGCATATGCTGGCGGACCTGCTATCGGGCCTAATGTGGCAATACTCTTTTGAACCGCTGCAGGGACGGCCGCCGATGCTTCTTTCGCACTGTTTGCCGCATTCTCTACGGCTTGCTTTTTACCCAACAGCTTCTCCAACACAGCCGCTGCCTGCTTCTTAATCATGAACTGTATAAACATATTGACAATGCTTTTCGTGATGTCCTTGAACACATCAGACAGCTTGCCGCCCTCTGTGATAACATCAGCAATGCCACTTGCAAGCTGATTCTTAATTGTCTCGCCTGCCTGCAGTTCAAAATCAAGCATGTTCTGTTGGCTCTCCATACGCCAATCAAGTAACTGTTGCCGTAGCTCCTGTTCCTGTTGCAGGGCAACCATTTTTGCCTCCTGCTCGGAATTGAGATATTCCAGGAATTTTTCCCGTTCCTGCTCATTGAATGCAGCATTCATATCAGCCTTCGCTGCCTGCAGTGCTGTCTCAAGGCTGATGCTCTTTTCGTATGCCTGCTGGTCGATAGCATCTTTCAATGCCTGCTCTTGCGCAAGGCTCGCCGCATACAACGCATTTCGCTCATCGTACAATGCTTTTGCTTTGGCTATGCTTTCCGCATTGCCTGTACGCTCTGCGCTTGCTCTCAACGCCTCTGCTTCCTGCACCGCCTGCAGCTGCTTGCTCAACATCTCGTCAACAGCCTTCATGCGTGCCTGTTTCTCTTGGTCAATCTTCGCGAATACTTGGTCACTGCCCTTTAGGCCTGCGGTTGCTATGTCTAAGCTCATCTTGTCGAAGTCCTCTTGCAAGTCCTTTGTTGCCTTTCCTGCTCTGGTCAAGGCTTCCGAAACTCTGTTGACTTCGCTTTCTAGCTGGCCAAAACCTCTACTACCACCGCCGCTACCTCCACTACCTACAGAACCTACCTTCGGGACTGCCAACCCCGATAAATTTACAGTGCCCTTTGGCTTCTTCTGTGCTGGCGCTTCCTCTACTGAGGCAATCGTCTTGCCCTGCACCTCTTTCGGCGCGGTCTTAAACACCTTGCTAAGGAAATCACAAGCCTTCTGTGCAAAATCTCTAAAATACTTCAAAGCATTATTCAGCCAGGCTCTCAAATCGTTCACCCACTCAGGGCAATATCCTGCGAATTTATTAAACATATCGCCGACCATCTCAATAGCTCCGTCTGCCATTGCATGAATCAGCATCACAATGCCTTCGGCCATCTTTATAACAGCCTGCAGAACTATGTTCACCGCTATTGTTACGGCCTGTACCAGCTCGTCCCAATACACAACAACAACGCCAATGGCAGCCCCCACCAATCCCAACGCACCAATAACGGGGAGGCTCACACCGATAAACGTTGCCATTGCTGCAGCCGCCGCAATCAATCCACCGACAAGCACAGTACCTAACACTGTACCAACCGCCGCAATGCTTGCTACAAGGGCAGGAGGAACGCTGTCCTTGATAACATCTGTAAAGCTCTTTCCTGCATCCCTTCCAGCCTGCAGGGCCTGTGTGAAATTGCCCAGCTCTGTGCCTACACTCTTTAAAACCGCCTTAATATCAAACCCATCTACAAGATAATCGCCAATCACAGCCGCAGTAATGCCTACTGTTTCTTCGATGTTGGCGCAAAGGCCTGTAATCTCTTCAGCAGTTTTGGCCATCATACCACCATAGGTATCATTCATGCCGTCGGTCAAAACCTTTACGGCCGTCAAGCTGTCAATCATGCCACGCTCTGTCATCTCTTTAATTTCTAAGATGCTCTTGCCGGATGCTTCGGCCAACATTCCCCAAGCATCAATTCCGGCATTAGTGAGCTGCATAATGTCTTGCGTCTTAAGAGTGCCGCTTGTCCTAATCTGTCCCATTGCATAGGCTATCTGCTGAACGCCTGCAGTGCCCTTGCCTAAACCGGATGCAGCATCACCCAACGTGCGCAGGGTAGGGATAATCTCTTTCGCCGTGAAGCCAAACGCCATCAGTTGTTGGCCTGCCTGTACAACGCCAGGAACGTCAAACGGGGTATCAGCCGCAAACTTCTGCAGGTCTTTCATCATCTGCGTGCCCTTGCTGGCACTCTTAAGCATTGTCTGAAATGCTATCTCGTATTGACGCATCTGTGCTGACGCCTTGATGCAAGATACGCCCATGCTGACAATACCCTTGGCAATATCAGCAATAAAACTGCCAACCTGCACAGCTCCAATGGCGTTTATGGACTTGTTCACGCTGTCAAGCGCCTTACTTGCCTTTCCGCATGCAGTGTTGACCTTTGTTGCACTGTCCTTTACCTTGTTGGCCATATCGTCAAACTTCTTGCCTGCGTTGCTGGCCTTGTTGCCTGTGTTGTCAATCTTCGCCCCTGCATCGCTCGTAGCTTTTGCCGCTCCCTGCATGGTCTGCTCGAATCTCGAACTGTCTGCAGTAATCTCAACTTTAACTTGCTTAGCCATCGCTCTCACCCCCTCCGTATAACTCGTCAAGAAATGCACGATCATCATTGGTTATTCGTCCAAATCGCCCATCGCTGAATATATCTTTTAACTTCAAAGTCTTTTTCGAGGACTTGCCAGCATAATTTGCAATATACACCGTCACCAATGCGGCCAGCATATTTTCCTGCTGTTGCCTTCTCCACCTGTACCCATTCCAGATGTTTATAACATCGGTCGGTGTCATGTATGCACATTCTTCAGGAGTCTTTTTCAGAATGGCGTAGAAAATCCACTCTACTTTAGAAAGCCACTCTGAAAAAGAAATTACTTCCCCTCGGCTTCCTCTTCCTTATCCTCCAGGGCAGTCAAAATCTCATCGAACGGGCCTCTGTCACTCACAACCAGGCCACAAATACCCAGCGCCGCCAACATTCTCAGCCGCAGGTCAATCATGCCATTTTCTACCTCTACACAATAATCCGCAATCCAGCTATCAAGCTTGTTGCGGCTGATGCCTCTTTCATACACCTTCAACGAGCAATACAGGCAGGCAATAATCTCGGTAACGCTCCATTGCTCTTTCTGCATCAAAGAAAAAACATTATGGCTCGGCAACATTGCCTCCAGCTCTTCCAATGCTCCAATCGTGAATTTCGCTTCTCGTTCTTCGCCGCCGATTTTAATATTTACGCTCTTTTTAATCATCTGTTGTTCCTCCTAAAAAAATAAAAGGGCAGTATAAAATATACCGCCCCCACTCTTAGCCTCTCGGGTCTGTCATTGCATCCTGCGTTTTGGGAGCACCTTTGCCCTTTAAAGTGACACTTAGAATCGCTGCATCGTCATGAGCTGCAGTTTCTTCCATGCTAGTAATGCTATACCAATTAATGACGCTTCGGCCACTCTTGCTCCATCTTAGCAGATGTACAGGCTCGTCAGCTTCAAACGCTGCCCATAACTCTTTCACCGCTTGCTCTGCAGGCTTTACAATCAACTCTACAGTAAGCTCGGTGCTCTTCACGCCTGCTTCCGCATCGCCATAGCCACCGCTGGTCTTGTCGGTCAGGTCAATTTCTTCAGCGCTTGCACTATAATCTGCGCTGCGCTGGCCACCTAGTAAAGTCCATTTCGGGTTTTCTTCGCTTGCAGCATCTCCATAATTGAGGAACACAAGCACATTTTTGCCTAACAGCTTTTCGCTGGTACTTTTCATCTTAGGTCGTACAGCCACCATGTTATACCTCCATATCATATTCGACTTGATATTCCAACAGCATCGCTACCGCTTTTGTATTGTTGGCTACTGCACCAAATACAATACGCTTGACTAAGCCGTTGTCAATCATGCCGCCTAAATCGTTATTATGCAGCACCTCAAACAGGGTGTCACTCAAATCATCAATATCAGTTGTTCCGTTAATATCCAACACATAAATGCTATAAACTGCCGTTGCTGTGCATACATCATACGCATCCTGCTCAAAGGTAACCTCATCGCAAGAAATTGTACCCTCAACACCTTTGCCAGCAGAAGCACCTACGATATTAACGTTCCATTTTACGCCCGGCACTGCTTCCTTGATAATGTCAGCAAGTGCGTTTGTAACTTCTCTCGCTCTGCTCATCGGTTAACCTCTCATAAGGCTAATGGTAGCACGGCTAGTGCCACCTGCACCCGTAAAATCATTTGCGTTAATCAAGGCAGCCAGCATCTTTACTTCCTTGCCATACAGTTCGGCCTTCTGTGCAAACACATCATCATGCCTGCTTCCGTCAAATGTCACGCTCGCATCTGTGCCAACACTGGCCACAGCACGCACATAACAGGCGTAGGCAACGCCCAAACGCTTCACATTATGACTTATAGGCTGTTGTATCTGTGTAACGCCGTAGCGCACCGCTATGCTCTCCAGGTACGCATTCGCTTCGTCAACATCTTCCTGTGTGACAAGCAAAACCCTGTCGGCAATGTTATCAAGTGTAATAATCTCCACTACAAGCCCTCCGCTAAATTATCAAGTGCTATCTGAAAGCGCTTTTCTATCTTCGGCAGTTCCTTTTCTGCGGCTGAATACAAAAACGGGTCGACCTTTATGCCAGGGTGTCGCACCTTTTTTGCAAAGATGAACTCGTTACCATTCACCCATCTTAAAGCCTGCTTACTTCGTGGCACTATGTTATGCGCCTTCGTGCCTTCATGCAGGAATACGCCGTAGGGCACTGCTGGTGACAGAAATATTTCTGCCTTTGAATCCTCCACCGCAGTTTCTACACCCGAGCGTTCCATATTGCCCGACCTTGTTTTGTATCTATGATGAGTGGCCGCATGCTCTTTAATGTCACGTGCGGCCATCTTCATTTGAACCCGAACCATCTGCCGAACTTTTTCCGGCGCTGCTTCAAATGCCTTGACTAATTTTTCAAGGTCACAATCAAGCTTCAGCTTCATCTTGCGCAGGCTCTTCCTTTACAGGCTCTTCGGATGCATTGTCAGCGCGCTTTTTCGGTGCCTTGCACTCTTTGTAGCCGCTATTCTTGAACGCTGCAATCTGCACAGGATGAGTGAGCTCTAACGTTTCTTTGCCATTAGTCAACAACATATAACGTCACCTCTTATTCGTGAGTATGCTTATAAATTGCTTTTGCTTTGTTGGTCAAAATAAATGCATCGTAGTAAATGCGGCCTTCCACTAATGCACCATTGATGCCAGGCGGATTATCGTGAATCTTGTACTCGGTCAACTTCACAGGCGCACAACACGCTGCAGGATGGGTAATAATAAAATCAGTCTTTGTCGGCATATAAGTGCTAGGAACTACGATAATGGCCACGCCATCAATCATGCCGACCTGGCCTTTAACCAACATATCCTGCGCAATGTCGGATGCCTTTACAAAGGTTGCGTCCAACTTGATGGACTTGTAAAACGCAGGGGTAACATAAGCGACACGGTTTGCTAAGGGCACCTTTGCGTCAGTCAGCGCAACTTGACCATCTAAAAACGCAGAATATGCATTTTTATCGGTGATTACTGCAGGGGTGGCGGATGTACCTGCACCAGCTGCAATCTTGCTCAGACGATAAATATCAAGCTCGGGAATAACCTGTTCGTCAATCTGACGAGCCAAAGCCTTGCCTGCTTCTTTCAACAGCATCTGATCGTTTAAATTGCCCTTGTCAATGGTGAAAGTAAATGCTCTATCACGGGACAAGGTCAGCTCCTGCAAAGTATCGTCCAGCTCTGCCGGAGTGCCATAACGGTTTGCACCGGAACGGGTATAATCGCCCATCTCAACAGTGCCAATGGAATAAACCTTTACAGTTTTTACTCCCACAAATTCATATTCGTTGTTTACCGCAGGGGTAGTCACAGCGCCCAGGGTAAATCTTTCGTCAACTTTGGTAGAATACTTTTCTGCATAATTTACAGTCATAACTTAATACCTCTCTTTGTTTAAGCTCCAAAACCTTCAAGGAAAGCATCAGTGCCACCACCAGCACCACCGCCAGCACCGCCGCCGCCGTTGTTATTAACCTTGACTGCCCAGGCATTGTCTTTCAGCCAGCTATTTACGCCATCCTCAACGGATACATCCTTGCCGTCAGCACCTGTATATGCAAGGCTATCATCATCGTTAACCTTGATATTGTCCAGCAACAGCTTTGCCATGTCCTTCGGCGCTGCAGCATTGCCCTTTGTCAAAGCCTCTACTGCCTTCGCCATCTTTTGGCTTGCAATGTACTTTGCTTTCTGCTCGTCTGCCTGCTTGGTCATATCTGCGAGCTGGGTAGTAACAGTCTCAACCTGTTTTGTAAGCGTGGTAATCTGCTTTGCAACCTCATCAGGCTTTTTGCCGCCTTGGGCAAATTGGTCAAGTGTGGCCTTCATGCCTTTTGCTTTCTCAACAACATCATCGCCATCAGCCAAGCCGACTGCATCCAAAATGCTTTTCAGCTTAGTTGTGCTTTGCTCTCCTGCAATGCGATGCTTTTTAGCTTCGTTGTTCAGTGTGTTGATTTCCGCTTTAATGGCAGTGATAAGCTCTGCACCATTCTCAACCTTTTCAAGCGCGGTGTAAACGTCTTTTAATTCCATGTTCTATACCTCCGTATATACGGGCCTCCGCCCACCTTTTGCCTCTCCAGGCATATAAAAAAGCAGACTCCGAACGTAATGTTCAAAATCTGCTTAATCAATCATTCAATTTTAGGTAATTTAATTATTCGCCATTCATCATTTTGATAGCTAACTTTTCTAATTCCTCCAAGCACTCTTCAAGTGTTGGCGGGTCCGGACATCCTTTTACTTTTACATCTTCCATATAATGTGTCCCCCTCTGATTAAAGCAAGCAACGCTTTTTTAGCAACTGCTGTTCTGCTTATTTTTTTGCCTTTCACACCAGATATAACATCAAAAACTATTTTTCCTGCTGTAATTCTATCATAATTAGTAGTTTTTTGCAATGTTTCTACACGCCCAGAATTAGTAATCAGCGAAATTCCTTGTATATTTTCGTATTCCAAAAGCAGATATATATCTCTAAGAGAGAAACTGGTTCCCCAAGGGTGATTATGTAATATTTGTATATTCTCATGTTCTCGCAACAAACTATCCACTGAAGCAGAAATATCTATGCTGTTTTCCTCGCCTTTTATCGTCTGCAGATTTTTCAAGTCGCTGCTTAAAATAAACGCTACTTCTTTATGATTATTTTTTTTCATAGCATAACTTAACAGTTGCTTATGCAGTTCTCGCATAGTTACATTTTCTTGTTTTGAAAATCCCGGAAACGCAAACACCCTTAACCTGTCAATCATCTTTTGTGTAATTTTAATTTTTCTATTTTTCCCTTGAGTTTCAGCAATTCTGCTTTTGGGTTCACTCACGCCATTATATCTCGACAGTACCCCTTGCCAATTCTTGCCGTCATTCCACAGGCACAATCCCTTTTGCCCCAACACTTCCGCCCTGCGTGCCTCTGACAGCCCTTCAAGCCATTTGTTACCGCCTGCCTGTGTTTGGTTGCGCTCTTTGCTTAAATCGACCTCACCCACGTAAAGCTCTACATAGCGGCACAAGCAATGTTGATGCACTGGCAATGGCGGGACTTTATCTTTCGGGTAAACTCCCTTCCCAAGCCCGTACAGGTCTGCACCTGCATACAGGTCGCAAATGTCGAACTTCGGATGCCTTGTGCCCAGCTTGAACCTTATTGCAACAACATCTTCGTCATCCATTGCTCTACGCAAGAATCCGTCTGCATATGCTCTTGCCATCTCCGTTCTTACAATACGCTCCGCAACATAGCGTGATTTTTCATTGACTGCTACCTGTATCGCCTTTTCTAGCTGTTCTTCCGTGCCTTCCTGCACTGCCTTCACAAGTTGGGCGTATGACGCACGGAGCGCCTTGTTAGGCGCTCCATTTCTGCCGAGCCTTATAATGTTACCTAAAGCCTTTTTTTGTGTCTGTATGGCCTTCCTATCGCCTAGCGTGGCCTTTCGCACTTTCTTAATGTACTGCGGAAGGTCCTGCGCCCTCACAATGTCCCCACCCTGCTCATATCCATCATACAAAGCACGAGCCGCATCTGTCCACACTGCATTACGTCGCATCTGCTGTCTGACTGTATCAGCAATCATGTTATGCATCTTCTGCTCCGCTCCGTGCAGTTTCTCAGATAACTTCATGCCGCCGCTGTCCCATGATTCAGCAAGGTTGCGTGTCCATTCCTTTTTTACTTCGCCAGCAACAACACCAGGCACAATACCATAGCCATACGCTGCCGCCTCTACCAATGCCGCATGCACATTATCCAACCTAAACACTTCGGGGAACTCTCTGCGCACAACATCAACGGCAGCATCAATCTTCACGTCATGTAAAAGCAAATCATACAGGCGGTAAATAACCTTGTTGGCCTGCTTGCCCCACTCCGCATTAAGCCTGTTTATTAAATTTATCAGCTCTTGGTTATTCTTCGCCATTGCCTTCACCGCTGTTAATATAATCTAACTTCTGCTGTTCCTGCAGGTTGCGGTACTCTTCCACCAGTGCGTCAAATTCATCAGCCTTCAGCTCCGGCAAATAACTTGTCAGCACACGCTTAAACACTTCAAGGTTAAAACCATCACCAAAACTCAACCCCTTCGCAACCTCTGCGTTAGCAAGTTCCTGCTCAACCTCGGAAATCTTAAAGTCACTCGGATAATTCACCTTGTAATCAAGGGCAACCCCCGTCCAGATGCTAAACATTCTTGCAACCTTCATTTCGGCATTTTCCACAACATCGGCAAAATCTGACAAAATCTGATTGGTCGCTTCGTAGTCCCATGCTTTGGCCTGTCCACTCTGAAGTTTGCTTGAACCTGTCACATTGACTACAACGGCCATGCGGTAAATTTCCTGCTGAAGGTTCGCAATCTGCGTGGCCAACACTGTCGCAGGGTCTGCCGGGGGCGCAATGAATGCAGGGGCGTGACTGCTGTCTACAGGGTAACTCAATGCATTATTAGTCCCTAACGTAATTTCTTCTTCCGCACCGCTGCTCGGGTATGTCAGCACGCTAAATGTCTGATTCATCATAATCTCATTCAGCCAGCTGCACATATTGAAAATTGCTAAGTTCGCACGGGCTGCACTTGCAAATTCGCTCGGTGGGAAAGCATCATGTGTCTTGTGTTCCTTGCTGAACAACGGAATCACGGGCACACGGCCGATATTCCAGCTTCCCTTACGTTCCCCTTTGCTACTTCTTAAAGTCCACCCCTCAGCCGTCATAGTGCGTGTAGCAGGGGTATACTCATTATCTGCATCAGGCTCAGAATACACAAATTTAACAATACGCCCAAACTTATCCAAGACAACCTCTTTGACTGCGATTGCATCCACAACGAATGCATACGGGAGATTGTTCCTGTCCCTCTCATAGTCCGCCAATGAATTTACCGCAAGTCCCTCTGCCATATCCATTACGATATACGCCACACCGTTAAGCTTTGCGCTGCATGCAGCCTTCTTCATCAGCTTGTCGATTCCATCCCCCAGGAAATTTACGTCATTTGCAAACAACTCCCACGCCTTAACTCCAGGGCCTTCATAATCACGCACAGCCAATGTCTTAAACACAGGGGCAACGTGTGCATCTACACAAGGCTTGATGTAATTCAAATAATAGCTCAGCTTCTGCCTTAAATTGTATTTGTCGGCAGCTTCTCGTTTATGCTTTACGAGATATTCGCCCGTCTGAAAACCTCCACGCCCTGCGTATGCATCTTCCAGCAATTTATATAATTCAATCTTATCATTCCGCATGCTCTCACCCTCCTAAAAATCTACTCTTGTCGGCGTTGTCTTGATTCTCTCCGTGATGCTCTCACATATTCCCGTCAATGCGTCCTCAGCATCATCATGGATGTTTTTGCCCTCTTTTTGGTAGGTAGTCAAGCTCTTGTAAAGCTCCGGCCATTTGTTATGCCAGCCCCTCGGGAAATAAACGTGTTCCATTACCCACGTTGCATTACTTAAGATTCGTGCCTGCTTGTTCTTGTGCTGGCTGAACCACCTTATTTTAGTGACATTCTGCGGCATTGCTTTCAGCAACCGCTCCACATTCCTCGCAAAGCCACGGCCACCATTGTTCGATTCTATATCCGCCACCCTCACACGCTGCCTGTATAACATATCAGCCACGGCAGGTTCTGTTATCTCCATTGCATCCTGCGTGTAAACAACATCTAATATATAAGCATCATCGCCAAAAGTAACACCATAACAATAACTAGCCAGGTAGTCGCTACCTGTATCGGCAGTATCTGTATAGCTGGCAATTCTTTTGAACAACGGCAGCTCTCCGTCATATGTTTTAAAGCCGCTATATAATCGGCCCTTAATGTCGATAGGCTCTTGCTGGTAGTTTGCACTCCAAATATCAAGCCCCATAAGCTGCTTCTTTTCCATGCAGCTTTCAGCGTCCAGCACGCCATCACAAAGCATACTGCCGTCATCCTGCACTGCCTTCATGTTGATATGCACGATTTTATCTTTAGGGTAGTATTCCAGCACCTTGCCTGCCAAATCATCACTAGCCCAGCGCGTCATTATGACGATGATTTTATAATTCCCTTCGCCACGTGACAACATGGTATTGGTGAACCAGTCCCAATGCTTTTCCTTGACATTTTCGTTATAGGCTTCTTCCGCATTCTTGATTAAATCGTCTATGATCATCAGCCTGCAGCCAAAGCCTGTTGCCGTACCGGTCGGCGATGTAGCAAGGTAACTTGTCTGCTGCCCTTCAAGGCTCCACAGGTTCATAGCGCCGTCGCCACGCTTAATTTTGGTGGCAGGGAATACATCACTATAGACCGGCTTATAAACATTCGCCTTGGCCTCACTGATGCTGTCACGCACGTTCTTACTGAAGCGCGTCGACAGTGTTTCATTATAAGAACCAATCATAACCTGCAAGGTGTTATCCCTGCCCAGCGCCCATTCCACGAAGTTGCTGGCCGTATAGCTCTTGCCATGACGAGGAGGCATGTTCAGTACAAGTATTTTCTTGTCTGAAGTCAGGAACCATTGCAAGGTATCGCACAGCTCCTGCAGGTACTTTCTGTCACCCCGGTAGAAGTCCGGGTTCTTCAGCTGGGCGTAAAAAAAGAACCTGCGTCTTGCAAGTTCTATCTTTGCTCCCAATGTTATCAGCTGCTTATCCATCCATACCAGCCAGCTTTTTCAGTTCTGCATCCGTCAGTCCTGCAAACGGATTAGCAAGCTCACCGGAGATTTCCACGTTTTCTTTAGGCTTCAGGCCTACAGTATCGCGATAAATTTCGAAAGCCTTGATGTTGCCACGCTTAGCCTTCAGCTTCAGCGCATCCAGCATTTCCTTACGCTCATCGTCGGTCGTGAAGTCTGCATCCAGCTCACGGAACGACTTCAAGCGGCGGCGTGCTTCACCAGATGCTTTCCCCATTTTTTCAGCTAGCTTTTTCCGTTCTTTCGGAGTTCTATCGGAGTTCGATATTAAATTAGCCTGACTCTTTGGGTTCATCCCTCTTGGCATCCATCTCACACCACCTTAATCCCACATCATCAATAATATCCCAAAATTCTTCCACATCATGCGGCACAACATAGAAGCCTGTTTCGTCCTTCTCAAAGTCAATCCCCACATGATGCAGCTCATGCCTTAATAATGTTTCTAACTGCTTTTCGCTAAATCCAATTACATTCGGCTCATAGACCACAATAAAAAAATCATAGGGACAGCACCAGCTGTAGCGGTCGCTCACTAAGTTGCAGTCAGCAAATATAGTACGCTTATTGCGCTTCTTCTCTTCCAGACTGGATAAGTAGGCTATTTTTACTCTAGCAGCCTTTATATCCGCAAACTCCGGCAAAGTTCGTATCAGCTTATTTGCTATTAACCTATACTTTTTACTGTGCTCCATGATATACCTCTAATTTCTTCTACCCTTGCCGGACGCGCCGCATTGGCGTGCGGTAGTCCATGCGTCCGGAAAAGAAGGTGGTCTGTTCCGGCGTGGCAAAACTCTGCAAAACCCACGCCCGGCAAAGGCAGAAAATATATAAGGGCAGAAGCTGCGGTAACTGCCCCTCACTACTTCGCCCGCAGGCTTTTCGTTATTCTTGTTGGTGCGTAGGGCTGGAATTGCACCAGCGTTGTATCTTACGTCACGGATTTACAGTCCGCTGCCTTCGCTACTCGGCTCACCTACGCATATAAAAGCAGGGGGTAAAGGGATTCTTGACGCCAGCTGTGCTGCGCTACGAATGTTTGCAATGTCCCATTCGCAACTTGCATCTGCTCCCATTCGGGAACCTTGCCCCTGCACCCGGGTATCTTTAAAATCTTACCATAACGCCACCCATGACATTGTCAGCTCTGCCGGCTACCCAACCGCCAACACTGCCTTTAATCGGGAAGCTAATAACTCCCACAGCACCGTCTTTAGAAACACCGGCACCAATGCCCCAACGCCGCGTTTTATCAACTGCCGGTATCTTTATATTTAGATCCGTGCTGCTGGTCTGCGTCAACGTCAGTTTATTCTTATCGAACAGGTACTGTTCATTCTCTGCTTTAGTTATAGTTAAGGCCTTGTCATTGACCTTAATATTCAACACAGGCTTATTGAGCTTCACGTCAATGTCTGTTTTCTCCGGTTCGCTTTTAGTGCTGCCGTCATCTGCCTTATAGATTACAGTTTCTTTAGGCACATAAGCGATTTCCGTTTTTACCTTGTCCCGGTATTCGACCTGGGTAACTACTTTTGTGTCAGCCGCAGGGCAGGTATGCAGCACTCCGCGCAGAACGAAACCACCGGCAAAGGCAAGCGCAGCAGCTATTATTAAAAATATTTTATTTTTGCTTATCACTGTGCCATCTCCCTTACAAATGCATAGTAAAAGCCCCACCGCCATTACAGCAGCAGGGCCTTGCTCCCTTGCGTCTCTTGTTTTCTTCTCCGCTTATTATAATTATATCATCAGCGGATACTGTCAAACAATGTCACAACATATATTTTTACATTTTTTTATTCCATCTCTGAGCTATTTCAAGGAAAAATTCTCCGTCCCTCGCCAGCTCAAATCTTTTACAGCATGGGCAGTAAATACCTAAAACGCCTTGCTTATTAAATGCACATCTAGGCTGCATTCCACAGCAATCATTGATTTTCAGGTTCAGTTTCTTTCTTTTCTTCTTCATCCTGCGCCAGCCTTTCCAAAATGGCTGCATGGCGACGGTGTACGCTGCGCCAGTTGATATCCATACGTACAGCTACTTCTTCCCATGTGTAATTACTGAAATAATACATTCTCAGCATCATCTGGTCTTCTGCCGGCAGCGGTTCAATCGCCTTTTCAATATCCAACTGCAGGCCTACCAGCTCGCCAAACTTTTCATAATACAAGCTACGCAATTTATCGGCCTTGGCAATGGCATCGGTTACATTGTCACGCCCGCTATTGCCTCCGCCGGGCATTCCGGTTAATCGCGAAATTCTTGGCGAGGTCATCATGCTTGTCAGCTCGTTTACCTGGTCCTGCAAATCCATTAACTCCATTTTCAGGTGCCTGCATTTACGCAGGTCATATTTCGTTATCAAGTTTTCACCCTTCTCAAACTTCTTCAAAAATCATATCCGGATACTTATACAGCAGCATTTTCCGCTTTAGCAGATATTCCTTTGTTCTAAAACCCTTAGTGTCAACCACTACTGTACGCCCATCTTTATACTTGATGACAAAATCAGCAATGTACTTGATTGCTCTTTCGGTTTTGCCGGAATGTCTAAATTTAGGCTGCAACTCGAACGTTACCTGACGTTCAAAATCTATAACCTTGCCTGCCATTAGCAGTATTTTCAGTTCGCAGTAGTAATTTTTCTCTTTGATGCTGTCAAAGATGATGCCATCACATTCAACTTTTTTGTTATGGTATTTCATTCCTGCTTGCGTGTCCTTTCCCAATCCGCCAACGCTTCCAGCGTGCCAAATTCTTTTAACAGCTCACGTTGGCATTTTTCGCAGTAAACTGGTCGCCCGTTATCGAAAATGCTCGACACAGCCTTTTCTTTATCGCACCACACACAAATTTTACCTGCGCTAGTTCCCATACTCACACCTCCTAAAACGGAATCTCCTCATCAAACGGCACCATCTGGCCAAAACTTTCCATGCTCTGCGGTGCCGGCTGTGCAGCAGCCTGCTGCTCCTTACGCTCGATGAATTCGGCATGGTTGACGATTACTTCAGTTACCCAGCGCTTGCTGCCGTCTTTGGCATCATAGCTGCGGATTTGCAGACGGCCTTCCACCAACAGACGCTGTCCCTTATGCACGTAATTACCAACAGCTTCCGAAGTCTTGCCCCACGCTACGCAAGGGATAAAATCCGCTTCACGGCTGCCGTCTTTGGTATAAGGACGGTCAACGGCTAATGTAAACTGAGCAGCACAAGCACCGCTTTGGGTATATCTTACTTCCGGATCTTTAGTTAAACGGCCAAGTAAAACAATTTTATTCATACTTTTCTTCCTCCCAAATATTTAATTGGTCTAAGTCAATTTTTCCAAGATTGATTTTCAAATCTCTTAATCAAATAATTCTTTTACATCAACGCCTAAAGCATCGGCTATTTTGTACAGCGTAAACAAATGTACATTCCCACTTTTTTCAATGTTAATCAGCGTTGGTTTGGTTATTCCAGTCATTTTGCAAAGCTTATATTTGCTTACTCCTAATCTCGTTCGTATTTTCTTAACATTTAACATTTGACAAGTTACAACTCCTTCATTATAATACTAGGTATAGTATGTTTTACCCACACTGCTCTCTATATTTAGTATATACTTTTCCACACAGAAGTTTGTTTCTTCACGAAAGGATGTGATTGCATGAAGAAACGATATTTAATTACCTATGATTTAAACTCTAAAGGACAAGACTATGATAATGTAATTAAAGCTATTAAAGACGCTAGTGATGGTTGCTGGGCTACTTATTGGAAATCATCTTTTTTAATCCGTAGCAATCATTCTACCGCAAACGAAATATTTGAAACGATTAAGCCATATCTTGATCCTAACGACCGTTTGATAATTATGGAAGTTACCTCTAACTATCAAGGTTGGCTAAATGAAAAACAATGGGAATATGTCAATAACACTATTTTTTAGGATTACTAATACTTTCGGCATTATTTAACTCGGTAACGGTTTTTTCGTTAACGCCATAACTACTATATTTAATTGATAACTCAACTTCTGTGTTAAGTATTTTTACACCTGCGCTCGTAACTAAAACCATAGTTTCGGGCGCATATTTTTTTGCTAAAAGCTCAATTACAGGTTTTATACTTTCGTATAATTCTTTTTTCTCTTTATTCATTCTCGCTCTCTCCTTTCAGAACCCACCGCAGCGCAAGTACAATAGCCAGCGCCAAGCAGATGATTCCCACCGTATTACAGATTAATTCAGTGATTTGCATATCCATTAACTCAACTACACCTCCTTTTCTTCTACACCGATTTGGGCTTTTATATAGGCGATAGTCTTGTACAGATAATCAACATCACCGCTATCACGCCACATATTCAGATTGAAATGCACGGCAGTCATAAAGAACTGGTTTTCTACCGCTTGGTTTGTATCCTCAACAACTTCATTTTCTTTAACCAGTCTGTCGATATACCAGCGGGCTTTTTTCAGGTCCTCAACGCCATTCTTCTGACCCCAGCGCCACAGATACTTGATAGCATTAGCGGTGCAAACAGCATCAAGGCCTTTCAGATTAATCGTAGCAGCCGCCAGTGCGTCGATGCACTCAACACCGCCTTGGGTGTAGTGCTTGGGATGGTTTACATTGTCAGTCATTATTTATGCCCCCTTATCCATTTCTCATGTCTTGCGGCAGTTCCGGCTGTCGCTAAATTTTTGAAGTTGGCCTGCCGTTTAGCTTCCAGCAAGTTGTATTGCTCGGTTTTCCATTCGCTAAATGCATTGCAGATAGCATGGCAGCCTATTTTTCTTACTTCGCATCCTCTACAGGGTGATTTGCTTACCATCTTTTCTTGTTACCTTCTTCCTTTACCAACTTGCCGGCTTTATGCGCCTGCCATGCAATCTTTGCTTTATCATCACTGCTGAACGCAAGGCATGCAGGGCAGATGCGGCGCTCATAATGTTTGCCATCAGGTGCCATGTAATCAGGGTTAACCACCCCAGGCGTCGGAATGTAATATGAATCCGGCAGTTCTCTATCTTTACACAAATTCTCCAATTCTTCTTTGTAGGACATAATATGCTGACGTACAAGATTCATGTTTTCCCCATCTGGATAGAACGGGTCACGGCAGCCTTTAGTGCGGATGTAATTCCAGCGCGCAAAGGCTTCAAGCAGCACTGTTTCCGCAAGTTTAATCTGTTCTTCGATGCTTTTTGCTTTTTTAGTCATTGCTCAGCCTCCCTCAATTTGCTGTTCCCGCATTTTTCCGGACAGTTGCTGCATACATCATGATGACATCTGCGGTCACACTCTTTGCAGCACAGATGGCAAAACTGATTGATAACGCAATCTGTAACAGGCCGCTTGCAGTACCACTTAGGCTGCAGACGTTCAACAATCGTCGGCACCTGCCGTTCCTTTTGGTATTCCCACTCTTCTTCAGGCTGCAGCAATGGCTTTTCATCGCTGATTTTGAGTTTCGCCCTAGTAGCAGCACGTTTGCTTTTCTTTATCTTATTTTTGCATGCATCACTACCGCAGCTGGTTATATATCCACGCTCAACAGCTACGGCAGCAGCATATCTTACCGCACCGCAATCACACACGCAGACGAAATACGTTTGCTTATAAGATAAATTCAGCATCTTTTGTGCCATCGCCGGAGCTATAATCCCCGCAACAGTAAGCATGTCAAACTTACGCCCGACATATGAATTCCAATCTTTCCGCATATTCTGCCTCCCTACAGCCCCAGAAGCTCATTCATGCTTCTGAAATCAGCTGCTACCTTCTGGCGGCGACGGCTCTTGCCGGTTACTTCTACCGGATGGCACATCTCCAGCACTCTGTCATAAATACGGCTGTTACCGATGCTGTCGGGCTTTTTGATTTCGTCTATACTCAGGTTGGTTGTGATGATCATCGGCAGCTTTGCTCTATACCGCGCATCAATCACGTTGAATACCTGCTCCTGAGCGTATTCGCTCCGGCGTTCGGCTCCCAAATCATCCAAAACCAACAGGTCGAACTGATTAAAGCTGTCAATATAGGCTTGTTTTTCCTTAATGCTCCACAATGTATTGAGTACCCGCGCAAAGTTGGTCATCAGGCAGGTTCTGCCGAAGTCTATCAGCGCATTGGCAATACAGGCAGCAGCAAAGGTCTTGCCGGTTCCCACTCCACCATACAGCAGCAGCCCTTTCCCCTGCTCCCGGAGCTGTGTGAAATTGGCAACGTAATTTTTAGCAGCTCTCATTATGCGCGGGTCCGCACCATCATCAGCTGCAAAGTCCCAATGCTGCATATCGCTTTCAAGGAAACTTGCCCTGCGGTGCTGTTTGATGCGCTCCTGTTGCTTTGCAGCTTTACGCCGCTTTTCTTCTGCTGCCAGTTCTTCGGATCTGCACCGGCAGAGGCACGGAACCACCTTGACCATACCAAGAAATTTGCCGCGGAATTCTTTCGGCGTATGGCATTTGCCACAGTAAAGCAGGTCATTTTCTATATAGTCAGCAGCAGTTTCAGGCACGTTGGCCGCAGTCTTCCGCTCTGCCATCGCCACGATTTCAAGTAAACCGTCCATGTACTCACCTTCTTAAAAGTATTTATCCAAATCAGTCATATCTTCGCCGCCTGCAGTCTTGGCAGCAGGCTTATCACGCCTTGCCCAATTACGGATAGTAGCAAGGTGATTTTTGTAGCTTTTACCGCTTGATGCCATATATTCAGACAGGCGCTGTATACGCTGGTCCCAATCAGCAGGGAATTTAGTCTTCAGCTTCTCCAGGTCATCATCAGACAGCAACACGTTTTGATATTCGCCGTGTTTATGGCGGGGGAATTTTTTAGATATACTCTTATTCTTATCTATATCTATATCTATATCTATATCTCCTTCTATATCTATGCGCGGAACGTCCATGGATGTCCGCGGAATTTCCGTGGAATTTTGGGGCAAAAGCTTTTCTGCTACCCTTTTTCTCCGCTTGCGTTCTCTGTCTTTTTCTCTTATCGCTGTCAGCCTGTCTGTGCTCTGGTACTTCTCCCAGCTTGACAGGAAAATCATGTTGTTGATAATCTCTATCATGCCAAACTGTTCAAAGGTCTTCAGCGCAAGCCTTACAGTTGATATAGGCTTATTAAACTGCGTGGCCAGCATTTCGTCCGTATATGGGATTTCCTTTGTCAGATAGATAAAGCCGCCATCGTTGACATTACCTGCAAGGCAAAGCAGCTGCACCCACATCAGCAGAAGGCTGTCACCCTCCGGCATGCTGCCAATCTGTTTAATCTTGCGGTTGTCGAACATATCAACAGCAATTTTTATCCATTTCACGTCCGCCACTTTATCAGCTCCCTTTCCATGCCGCTTTGATTATATCCAGTTCCCATGGCGGTAAGGTCTCAACGCCCACGCTTTTAGCCTCTGACACAACACTGTCTATCAATCTTGACATCTCGGCTGTTGTATAGGTGCTGCTGCCATAATATGCTATAAGACTGGTATATTCTCCGTGTTGGTCAATAGTGTCTGTCAACCAGCCTAGTCCATTACCGCCCCATCGCGTCGAGAACTGTGGCACTGAAGAAGTAAGCATCTCTAAAGTTGTGAAACTGCCAACCTCACGTATATTTTTCTGATATACTACCGTTTTCGGTGCATTGATTTTTTCACCAATTTTATGGCACAGTTCCCAACAATAGTTGTTAGCTCTGAGACTTCTTTTTTCTTTTTTAGGTTCAATAGATATCGTGTATGGCTTTTTATCGCCCTGCATTGCGTTCAGCACTTCAAAAACGTCTTGCCTATATAAACTATCAAGCACCACCGTAAACTCTACTGTAGCGCCCATACAGGCCACGTCAGCTATATGTTTAATCTGCGCTTTCATCGTCATTTCTCTTTTCGAGTAAAATTCTGCCGCATCCCTTACAAATTTTTCCCGGCGTGCCGTCGTTGCTGTGCATGCAGTAAGAGCAACGGTAAGCAAAGCTCAAAGCTCCGTGGTAATAGGTTTTGATTTTAGCATAATCTTGACTTTTCAAAGATTCACCCCCTTACAAATAGTTCTTGCCAACTTCCGCCATCCACAAAACATAACCGCTTTTGGTGCCGTACCGGTCCATGTAGCACGATTGTGCGAACCGCTTATAGCGCAGGTCTACGTCATGGCGCTGGTGGGGGCTGTACGCCCCCCGATGATGCTCAGCGCACAGCCAGATAGTAAGCCCTAAGCGGTCTGCTATCTTGCGCCCCGCCGTACCATGGATTACATGGTGGCGTTCCAGGTTCAACGTAGTACCGCAGCAGAAGCACTCTTTTCTGTCCTGCAGTATGCTCTTTCTCATACATCTGCCCGCTTTCTGAGGCTGTTCATGCTTTGCGCCCATTGTGCTGCGGTAATGTCTTGCAGCTTACTGAGCTTATAGCCTTGCACAATGCTGTCTACAGCAACGCCTTTTTGTTTTGCCAACGTCTGCAGTTGCCCCAGCTGATAGCTAGTGACTTTCGCCGCAGGCTTTTCGGCCCTGCCGCTGTTAGCTGGCTTTTGAATGCCACCCGCAGACTTTTCTGCCTGCTGCTGCGCGGGCGGCATTGCGTCAGCGTCCTTCGTATCATCCAACGCAAACAGTCCATTAAGCGCATATTTGCGGGCGTAACTGCTCGCTGTGCCCGTCAGCTGCGCAACGTCGAATTTAGGACGGCTTTCCGCTTCGCGCGCATAGCCGCAGACTTCCACAATGCCGTCACTTTCAACATCCAGCAGCCTGGCTACAGCCTTAACATAGATTCTTCCGCCCACAGTGACAATTTCGTCGGTCAGCAGCAGCACCGCTTTTACTTCCGTCAGCAGTGGTTTTACCGATTCCGTAATATCTTCGCAGCTACGATAATAGTAGCCGCCGAAGTCGCTGTAATGCCCTTTAGCTGCTTTAAGATTTTGCTGCACTGTCAGCAGTTTTTCATAAATCCCCATAGCTGCACCGCCTTATTTAATCTGCAGGTTCTGGCGCTGTACCAGTTCGCAGCCCGGTACAGTTTCACCGGCCTTAATAGCCTTTTTGACTGCAACCTTGTCCAGTTCAGGATCTTTGAATTTAAGGAATTCTTCCGGAACATCGCCAATGCACTTTGCGTCAAACTCTACCGCTTCGCTTTTGCGGAAGCTCATGGCAACTTTCGCAGTTTCAAACTTTTTGCCGTTCAGGTAACGGCCCAGAAAACCTCTAAGGCTTTCCGCTTTGGCCTTGGCTGCCTTTTCACGTTCTGCGAAAGCGTTCTTCTGCACTTTCAACGCTTCTGCGTCTGCCAACAGGTTTTTATACCAGCAGCCCAGGTTCTCGATCTTCTTGTCGCGCTCCATTTCAAGAGCTGCGATTGCTTCAAGGTCGATGATTTCGCCGCTTTCTGTATCTACAACACGGCTTTCGTCCAACTTGACGCAGGCCGCCAGCCTTTCGTCTATATCAAACAGTTTCATGCTATGCCTCCTTTAAACTTACGTTGTTCACAATGTTCTGCAGCTCCCGGGTGGTAAGTCCGGCGAACTGGTCCATGTTAAACATTTCTTTGGTGATGCCTTTTGCAAGCAGCTGATTCTGGAAGTAGTCCATTGTCAGGCCGTCATAATCTCTTTCGCTCATTTGCGCACCTCAATGGGAATCAGCACAATGTCCCCCGGTTGCAGCGTGCCCTTAATGTTGCTAATCTCCCGAGCATAGTGAATGACCTCTCTAACGTCTCTGCTGTCGCCCTCGCGCTCCATTACAGAGCCCACCAAATGCCAGAGCGTGTCGCCCTCTCCGGCAACGGTCTTGACAACATAATTATCAACCGGGCGTGTTGCGTCCCATGCAGCCCAAACGCAGCAGGCTGCGAGCAAAATCATAAGTAACTTTTTCATGTTTCCGTACCTCACTATTCTTTATACTCGCATTGACATTCCTGGTTGATCAGGTAGTCTTGCAGCGCCTGCGCTGACACATAACGGTAATTTCCGCGCGGTACATAACGCAGCAGCCCTGCGTCTATCTGCTCACGCAAAAATCTAGGTCCGCAATTCAGCAAAACGCATGCTTCTTTCGTGGAATAAAGCAGGCGAGTTGGTACGTTCGCCGCTTTGCGTGTACGTTGTTCTTCTTTGGTCGGTCTTCCTGTTCTTGCCATGATTGAACCCTCTTTTCTTGGTAGCCTCCGTGCTATAATGTGATTACAGCAAGGAGGTGATTTTTATGCTGGAAAAATTGTTCTTTGTTTTCCTTGGCTGGTGGTTATCAGAATTTGCCAAGGTATTTTCATCTACTGATAAAGCCAAACGACGTAATTCAACGATGCTTCTTGCACTTAAATGCGAAATTGACCGCCTCTGCACCTGTGGGATTCCAACTACTCTTCCTTTATCACCTTGGTGGGAGACTGTAAGGCTTGAGTATTATAAATATCTTCCGGCAGAAGCACTGGCCTTCGATAAAGCCTTAATGGTTATCAAAACTTCATCACCGGAAGCAGAAAAGTGCACTAATGAGTTGACCAATTTAGCAACGCTCCTAAACAAATCAGAGCTATATTGGCAGCAGTCAATTTACCGGCTATTTCTGCTCCGTGCAAAAAGTACGCTGCAACTATGACAATGCATTCTAAAATCAGAACAGCAGCGCAATAAAGCCACATACTCCGTCCAGCTTCCTCAATTTTTTGATTTTGGTTTTCAAAAATCTCTTTGCTGGCTTTTTCGGCACTCGCCCAACTTTGCATTGCAATCATCGTACTAATTTTCTCAGTATCAATATCGGAAGCACGCTGAGCTTTTACCGCCAATAGGAGCTCAGCTATTTCTTTATCAGTACCACGTACAATAACTTCCATCATCCTCACGCTCCACAAAACTTGTTAATAAAATACTGCTGGCCTTTGCCGGTAACCTTCGTAGTCTTGCTCACGCTGACATGACCGTCACTGTGGGAAATAGCCGTTTCCTTAATCTTGAACAAGCCCATTTCCATAGCGCGCTGCGTGGGGCTGTTGTAATCCGCACCCTGACGCTTAATCAAGTATCCTTGCTCACGCATCCAGCAGAACAATCGCTTCTGACCAATCGGATGGCCGTTCTGCTTAATGAGCTTCGCAAGGTCGCCAATCAGAATCGTGCTGTCCGACGCGCTCACTGCATCCGCAAAGAGTACCTTCGGCTTCGCCGCTGCTACATCGCTTTCCAGCTCCTTAATGCGCTGGTCACGCTGCTGGATAGTGCTCTGCGCTACCAGCACAGCCTTTGCCATAATCTCTGCATCCGTCATGTTCTCACTGCCTGCGATGTACCCGCCAGTTTTGCGGATTGCCGGAATGACTTCGCTTGTCACCCAGCGCTTGAACTCCTTCGCTTTGGGCATCTTGCTGGAGAGGATGAGAGAGTAAAGACCGCTTTCGTTGATGATGGTCATATTACGATTTTGACCTGATGCACTGATTTGGTGCATCAGCTTATCTTCATCGTCCACATGATTACGAATAGCATTGTCAGCTCTCTCGTACCCTAAAATCTCTGCTACGTCCTTACCAATAAACCAAGGCTCACTGTTCTGTTGAACGATGCGAACCTGGCCAAACTCGGGACTGTTGAAAATCTGTAAATTATTCATTTTGCACCTCATCTAATAACCTGACTTTGTAGCATTTATGCAACGCTATCAGCAAAAAAAATTTCCGAAGGATTGCTAATACCAGCAATTTTGGCAATCATATTAGCCTCTTCAACAGTAATAGGCGCCTTGCCATTGAGCTTTGCATTCATGCTTTTCACAGATAAATGCAGGGCTTTAGCCAATTTCACCTGGGTGATTCTTCGCTCTGCCAAAACGCCTCTCAATTTATTCAAGTCCAATTTACTCACCTCCTAAAGTTTCTTCTGTTGCATTTCTGCTACGGTTATATGATACACCCTTCTGCAACGCAAGTCAAGCAAAAATGCAACGATTTTTACTTTTTTCTTGTACTTTTGTTGCATTTATGGTATTATTCTACTAAAGGAGTTGACTACAATGAGTGAAAAAGAATTAACTGACTTAATCGAAAGAATAAAAGAAAGACGTTTAAAATTAGAAATGTCTTACCAAGATTTATCCGATGCTACTGGTATAAGCAAATCAACATTGCAGCGTTATGAAACTGGTTACATTAAAAAGGTTCCCATCAACCAAATTGAAATCCTAGCTAAAGCTCTGCATACCACTCCTAGCTATTTAATGGGTTGGGACAATAATGCAACAGAATCTCCCTCCGTCACCCTCACCCCACGCGACGAACGCCAAATCGCCGCCGACCTCGAAAAAATGCTTGCTGACCTCGACAGCAAAAACTCCATGGCAGCCATGGGAGGCACCGTAGAAGATGATGAGGACAGAGAACTGTTAAAAGCAAGCCTGCAGGCTACCATGCGTCTGGCAAAGAAAATCGCCAAAGAAAAATACACTCCTAAAAAATATCGCCACGAAGAGGAATAAAATCATGGATATTAAGGCTGCTGTGAAGCAGCTTACACATAAATACAAAACAAATAACCCCTATGAGCTGGCACAGCTGCTGAACATCATCGTCATGTACGCAGAGCTTGGCAGCACATGGGGCTACTACACTACATATAAGCGTTCCAAGTTCATCATCCTCAATCAGGATATATCCGAAGAATTGCAAACATACACCTGCGCCCACGAGCTCGGTCACAGTGTTTTACATAAAGGCGTATCAACGCCCTTCCTGAAAGCCCACACCCTTTTCAGCATAGAGAAAATAGAACGGCAGGCCAACACCTTTGCCGTGGAGCTGCTCCTGCCGGACGAGCTGCTGCAGCAGTATCCGGAAACTTCCATTCACCGCCTTGCTGACATGGTAGGCGTGCCGATGGGGCTGGAAGTGCTGAAGAAATAAAAAAGAACTTGGTAAAAACAGCTATTTTTACCAGAGACGTTAGGTGTCTTTTGGAAAAACAGCTATTTTTACCAGAGACGTTAGAAATAAAAAAATACCGCCAGCAAATTACAAGCAAATTGCCGGCAAATAAAAAAATACCGCCAGCGCAAGGCTGACGGCGGGGAAAAGAAACAAAAAGAAAGGACTGTTGAATTATGAATAACAAATGTACACTTTACATCGATGAAGCTGGCGATTTAGGTTTTAACCGCGGCACTCAATGGTTTGTTTTATCTGGTGTAATTGTAGAGAAAAATGACGAACCTTTGATTCGCAACATTATGAAAAACATTAAAAGCAAACTCAACATGAACAATATTCATTTTCGCAACATGAAATATGAGCAAAAAGCATATGTTGTTGATACATTATGCCAAGGAAGGTTTAAGTTTATTTCTATTATTGTAGATACTACAAAAATCACATTAAAAACTAAGAACAAAGACGATAAACCAAGTTTTATTACATATAACTTTGCTTGCCGCCTTTTATTGGAACGTGCGTCTTGGTATCTACGCGATAATAAAATGATAGCCGATATCGTATTATCTAGCCGAGGAACCTCCCGTGACGGAGAGCTTATCGAATATATTAGAGAAAAACTTTTAAACTATGATTATAATCAAGTCAGCAATGTCTTTCATAAAATAACCGCAAAACCAGCAGCCAGTTGGGATATGTTGCAACTAGCTGACGTATGTGCAACAAGTATGTTTTATTTTTACGAGCCCAACAGATTTGGTCTAGTCGCCCCTTGTTTTATTTATAGAATGTTACCGTTCATTTATTCTCATAATCAGGAACGGAAAAACTATGGTGTTAAATATTATGCTGAGGAAATGCGCCCAGATAATAATTATTTGAAAAACAAAACAATCTGTAAAAAGATATAAAAAAAGAACCCCCAGCGCGACTACCACATGTTGAACATGCTGGTGAATTCACCCTCGCGTTTATCTGGCGGCGTTCTTTTCACTAATATTATAGCAATTAAATATGAATTCGTCAATAAGGCTAACCCTTAACAATTCCTAAAGCAAGTATCAAGACTTATCATAAACTCTTAACTAGCAAAACAAAAAAAGCGCCCGGTGTTACCAGCACCGAGCGCAGCGCGGAGCGTGTTACCAGCACGCAACCGCTTTGTAATCCCTCAATTCATGGCAAGAACAGAAGCTGATTACCTTTTTATTATATCAGCTCCGTTCAATTAAATAAAGGAGTTGATGCAATTATGTCCATCATTTATAAAAAAGACCGTCAAAAACCTTATTACTTTTCTTTTTCTACCGGTCAGAAGCTGGCAAACGGTTCCTACAAGCGTATCTATTCCGATACCGGTTATGCCACGAAGGAAGAAGCAGAAACAGCTGAGATGACCGCCAAGCTCGCGATCAGGAACGGAACCTACGTCGAACCGACCAAAATGACAGTTGGTGAAATGCTGGAAAAGTTTCTGGCCACAAAGGTTGAAATACGCCCTTCTACCAGAATACAGTATCAGGCATCTATCAACCACATCAAGGAGCATCCGCTGGCGGACCGCCCGCTGCAGAAGGCAGGCGTGCTAGATGTAGAAGACTGCCGTAAGTTTTTGTATGAGCAGGTCGAAACCGGCAGGCTCAGCATGAGCACCATCCGCGAAGACCTCAGTTTTTTATGCAGTGCTTTTACATGGGCATCCGATGTAGACCTTATTTATAAATCTCCGGCACGCCGTCTGAAGCTTCCGCCCAAGACCAAACCGCAGGGCATTCACACTCCAATAGAAAACATTATGGAGATACTGAGAATCGCTAAAATCGAATCTTACGATACTTTATATATTCCCCTGCTGCTGGCAGGATTTTGCGGCCTGCGTATCAGCGAAATCTGCGGCATCCAGCTCGATAAGATATCATCTGACGGTATAAAAGTAGAAAACAACCTTTGCCGCGTGCGAAATAAACCTGGTGTAGTCAATTCTGACGGCACAGTAAGCAAGGTGCTGCTATCACCCTTGAAAACCGAATCATCCTACCGTATCGTGCCCATAGCAAGCTTTGTATGGCAGGAAATCAGCGCCTATATAAAATACCTTGGGCAATGCAAAAAAGCAGTCTACAACAAACGCTGCAAGCTGCTTAACGACCCGGTCCGTATTGTTGATACTGAATACCTTGAACCGGCATGGCAGAATGACAGGAACCTGCTCTACGTCTTTCCAGATAACGGCCGAAGGCACTTGCGTGACTTCGTAGAACGTAAATGGCGCAACTTCAAAAAATCCAATCCTACCATGCTAAGGTTTTTGGCCAAACATCCTGAGCTGCAGAAAATGCGGCTGCATGATTTTCGCCACAGCTTCGGCAGCAACCTGCGCGACCAAGGCGTTTCCGTCGAGGATATCTGCGAGCTGTTAGGCCACAATGACGCAGAGTTTACCAGACGCACCTATGCGCTGCCTTTAGAAAACACTCATAAAAAGGCTATCGACTTCTACGAAGAAAAATTAAAAAGAAAACTTGTGAACTTTTTGTGAAACATTAGAGAATCGGAGCTAAAATCCCGGTTCTCTATTTTTATGCAGGAATTTTTGCTAATTATAAAACGTAAATACCCCATATTATCTAGCGTTCCAAAGGATTGTTGACAGATTGTTGACAGAATCGCCCTTTTATTAAGTAAATCAAATACTGTATTTAATCGCAAAAAAAGAAAGAACCGCATTCTCATGCGGTTCCTGAGTTTTTAATTTGGTCGGGGCGGCGAGATTCGAACTCACGGCCTCTTGTACCCGAAACAAGC